GCGAGGTAATCATTGACGGTGACGATGTGCACGCCCTCGCCGGTGAGCGCGTTGAGATACGCCGGCAGGACGGCGACGAGGGTCTTGCCCTCGCCGGTCTTCATCTCGGCGATGCGGCCCTGATGCAGCACGATGCCGCCGATGAGCTGCACGCGGAACGGCTTCATGCCCAGCACGCGCCACGCGGCCTCGCGCGCCGTGGCAAACGCCTCCGGCAGCAGGTCGTCGAGCGACTCGCCGTCGGCATAGCGCTGCTTGAACTCGTCGGTCTTGGCGCGCAGCTGCTCGTCCGTGAGCGCGGCGTACTCGTCCGACATGGCTTCGATTTTATCAGCGATCGGGTAGAGCCGCTTGAGCTCATGGTCGCTGTGAGTACCAAATATTTTTTTGAGAAAACCCATTTGTTGACACTCCTTGTCCAGTGTAATTTAGGATTATACCATACATTTATGAATAAAAAAAGAGTGAATCGGCTCCGCGATAAATTTTTACCGGATCGGGCATTTTCCCATTGCCGGAATGCGTCGAATGCTGTAGAATATATGTTTGTTTGATAGCTTGAAACAGAGGAGAGAAACATCTATGCAGGCGATCGGCTTTGACAATGACAAATACCTCCGGATGCAGTCGGAAAAGATCCGCGAGCGCATCGGCCAGTTCGGCGGCAAGCTGTATCTGGAGTTCGGCGGCAAACTCTTTGACGACTACCACGCATCGCGCGTGCTGCCGGGCTTCGCCCCCGACAGCAAGGTGCGCATGCTCATGGAGATGCGCGACGAGGCAGAGATCATCATCGCCATCTCGGCGGATGATATCGAGCGCAACAAGCGCCGCGGCGACCTCGGCATCACCTACGACGACGACACCCTGCGCCTGATCGACGCGTTTCAGGGCTGCGGGCTGTACGTCGGCAGCATCGTCATCACGCACCACCGCGGCCAGCCCGCGGCGGAAAAGTTCCAGCGCCGGCTCGAGACGCTCGGCATTCGCGTATACCGGCACTACATCATCCCGGACTACCCGTCCGACGTCGCGCGCATCGTCAGCGACGACGGCTTCGGCCGCAACGACTACATCGAGACGACGCGCAGCCTCATCGTCGTAACCGCGCCCGGCCCCGGCAGCGGCAAGATGGCCACGTGCCTGAGCCAGCTCTATCACGAGCACAAGCGCGGCGTATGCGCGGGCTACGCCAAGTTTGAGACGTTCCCGATCTGGAACCTGCCGCTGCGCCACCCCGTGAACCTCGCCTACGAGGCCGCGACCGTCGACCTCGACGACGTGAACATGATCGACCCCTTCCACCTCGAGGCCTACGGTGTGACGACCGTCAACTATAACCGCGACGTGGAGATCTTCCCCGTGCTCAACGCCATGTTCCAGCGCATCTACGGCAGCTCGCCGTACAAGAGCCCCACGGATATGGGCGTGAACATGGCGGGCTACTGCATCAGCGACGACGCCGTGTGCTGCGCCGCCGCCAAGCAGGAGATTCTCCGCCGCTACTACGCCACCGCCTGCGCGCAGCTGCGCGGTCTGTGCGCCCCGGTCGAGACGCAGCGGCAGGAGCTGCTGCTCAACCAGCTCGGCCTGACGGCGGCCGACCGCCCGGTCGTGGGCGCAGCGCTCCGGCGCGCTGAGGAGACCGGCGCCCCCGCCGTCGCCATCGAGATGCCCGACGGCACGATCATCACCGGCAAGACCTCTTCCCTGCTCGGCGCGAGCTCGGCCTGCCTGCTCAACGCGCTCAAATACCTCGGCGGCATCCCGAAGGACGTCACGCTCATCTCGCCCGAGATCATCGAGCCGATCCAGCACCTGAAGGTCGAGCATCTGGGCAACCACAACCCGCGCCTGCACACCGACGAGGTGCTCGTGGCGCTGAGCATCTGCGCCGTGAGCGACCCGACCGCCGAGATCGCCATGCAGCAGCTCGAAAAGCTCGCGCACTGCGAGGCGCACTCGTCCGTCATCCTCTCGCACGTGGACGAAAACGTGTTCAAAAAGCTCGAGGTGAACATCACGTTCGAGCCGCGCTTCCAGACCAAGAAGCTCTTTCACCGCTGAAATATCCGCGGGGACGGCCTGCGCCGTCCCCCGGTTTGCGATTTTTTCGCATTTTGAACAGGTTTTGCTTGACAAACACCGCGCAGGGATGGTATATTCGTAAAGCTGAATGTGGGACGACCTCTGCGGGTGTAGTTCAATGGTAGAACACCAGCCTTCCAAGCTGGATACGTGGGTTCGATTCCCATCACCCGCTCCATACCTTCTGGGCGGGCAGCAAAATATTGTATGCGCGCCAATAGCTCAGTCGGATAGAGCAACTGCCTTCTAAGCAGTAGGCCGGGGGTTCGAATCCCTCTTGGCGTACCATTTCAGATCTATGGTGGGTATAGCTCAGCTGGGAGAGCACCGGATTGTGGTTCCGGGTGTCGAGGGTTCGAACCCCTTTACCCACCCCACGAAATCGGGGATTGGGAGTGATCCCGATCCCCGTTGTTTTTGCCCCGATATTGGGATGTAGTGTAATGGTAACACACCAGACTTTGACTCTGATATCGTGGGTTCGAATCCCGCCATCCCAGCCACAAATCGCTGCGCTGGATTCGCGTCTGATATTTTGGATAGCAGATAACTTTTCACACCGATATGCCCCAGTAGCTCAGTAGGCAGAGCACCTGCCTTTTAAGCAGGGTGTCCGGGGTTCGAATCCCCGCTGGAGCACCAAAAAGAAACCGTTGAAATTTCAAGAAAACCTTGATTTTTCAACGGTTTTTTCGTTTCCCTTTCGGCGCGCTCCGGAACGTTTTGAGACGCAAACTGTTGTCAAAAGTGTTGTCAAAATTCAAGGTCAAAAACGGCCGCGTGATTATCCCACGATTTGCTGATACAGTATTCTGACTCGCTTCCCTCGCTGCTGTAGTATCCGCTGCACACGATTGTAATCTTTGACAGATATGATGGGCGCGTGACGTCCCTTGTACAACTGGCCCTTATAGCTGTTATAGCCGGCGTACACCGGGCAGGTAAGCACCCGCCGAATGGACTCGGCCGTCTGCACCTTGCCACGCTTCCCAGTGTAGCCGCGTAATCTGCACAGCTCGGCAACGGCCGACAGATTGCGGTATTCCGTGTAACGATCGAAAATATACCGCACGCGCTCCGCTTCCGCTGGGTTGATTTTCAGGCTGTCCTTTCCGTCGAGGTCATAACCAAGTACTTCGTTGCATGTTCGCTTTCCCTGCGCTGCGCGTTCCGCAATCGCCGCGCTGACACGTTCGGCCGTAAATTCTCGTTCCATCTGGGCAAAAATCCCGAGCATACCCATCATTGCGCGCCCGGTCGGCGTGGTCGTGTCAAAAGCCTCCGTATAGCTGATTAACCCACAGTTGTGCGCCGCAAACAACTCCCACACGCTGTATAAGTCAGCAACGCTGCGCGTTAGCCGGCTCAGCGCCCAGACGCACACAACATCAATTTTCCCGGTTTGTACATCGGACAGCAACCACAGCATTGCCGGGCGGTGCTTGATGTCTTTCGCACTGATACCCTCATCGGCGTACACGTCCACCACATCATAGGCGCGATCATTGCACCACTGCATCAAGCTCTTGCGCTGGGCGGCGAGGGAATACCCCTCCGCCGCCTGCTCGCTTGTTGATACACGGATATAGATTGCCGCACGCATTACTGATCGTCATCCTCGAGGCTCAGGCCGAGTGCCTTGAGAGCCGCGGCGCCCATGCGCTGTGCGGGGATCATATCGCCGTCACTGTCAATGATGCATGCATCGCTCCCGCTGATCTCGTCGTAAAGCTCGGTAAGCGTGGGCGGCTCTGCCTCACCGCTGTACGGCCACTCGGACGCGATGCGCTCGACAAGGTCGCCGTCCCACGCTCTCCACGCCGTCGGATCTGCGGCAAGCTCCTGCAGCGCGTCGGCCAAAATGCCGCGCTGACCATACTCCCAGTTTTCAAAAATGGCGGCCGGCTTGCAATCGTCGTCGAGGATAGCGAGCATAACGGCGCCGCCGTTATTTTCGTAGACTTCGTACTTCATAGTGTTTCCTCCTTGATTTTTCTGCCTTACTCGGTTTATAATCAAGGTGGCCGGGGTAAGGCTCCCGGCTCACCTTCTCGGGTGCGAGTAGCGGGGCTTTGGTCGGTGCCGCTACTCTTTTTGTTTACTCATGCATGATGCGCTTGACGCTCTCGCGAAGTTCTTCAAGCGTTTCGCACTTCTCGATGAGTTCGAGGATTGCTTTCAGCAACGCCTCTGTGACGTTCATCTCGGTCATTCCCTCACTTCCTTTCACAAGAGGTTTCCCTCTGCCTTACGAGTATTATTATAAACCAAATAGTTTATAATGTCAACCCCGTATTTTAACTTTTTCGGATATTTCAGAAAATTTTTAGTTGACACGTTAAACTAAATAGGTTATGCTATCTAACAGAAGGAAGTGATACCGTGACAGCGCGGCAAATAATTGAAATGAAGCTTGCGTATTTTGGGATTACAAACTCCGAGCTGGCGCGACGGCTCGGATGGTCCCCCCAGCTGCTTAACAAACGGCTGAATACTGGAAAATTTACCGTAGAAGAATGGGAGCGCATCGGAGAAGCACTCGGCTGCAAAGTCAACATCAAGTTTACGCTGCCAGATGGCACAGAAATTTAAAATCACAAGGCCGCCGGAGCACTTACGCTCCGGCGGCCTTGCTTTGCCCAATTATTTATTATCCGTCAGCTGCTTGACGCTCTGGTTAAGTCCCGTCGCCGCCCAGCCGGACACAATACCGACGGCGGCAGCGTTGAGCCAGTCGTGCGCCGGGAAGTCCGGCACGCCCATCGCCCACGCGACGACGCCGAGGATCAGGCCGGCCGCGCCGCAGATGATGGGGATCCATTTGTCGGCCACGCTGGTGGCCTTGACGGCCATGCCAAGCAGATACGCGATGGCGGTGATCGCCGCCACAGATGCAATGCCAAGTTCCATAATAAATTCCTCCTTAATTTTTGTGCTCCAGATCGTCGATCCGGTGATTGGCCACTTTGATGCGCTCGCCGAGGAGCTCGGTGCACTCCTCCAGCTTATATGTACGCGCGATGACCTGATTGTGCTTGTCCACCTTGCGCTCGAGCTGCTCAATGCGATACGCCTGCAGCTCGTCGCGCTTGTCCAGCTCCGCGATCAGCTTGTTGTGCTGCGCGCGGCTGTTGATGAGGCCGACCACGATGGCGGCCGCTGCGCTGATCAGCGCGGCAATGATAACCTCCGACATCCGCGCCTCACTTCCCGCCGCCAGCGGCGTCAATCATCCGCTGACAGACGATCATCGCCTGCAGCGCGTCATACGTGACGTTGATTGCGTGCTTGCCGTCGCCCTGCAGCGCGCCGCGGGCGATCAGCTTCTGCGTCTCCTCGCGCGCCCATGTGGGCACGTCGTCCAGGCTGTAGTAGCGCGGGTTGCGTGCCTCGGTGTAGCGCATGCCGATAATCGCGCCGCGCACGACATCTTCAGAGATGTCGATGGCTCCATTGCCAGTGCCTTTCAGAGCGCCAGCATCCATCAATTCCTGAACCTCACTTCTGTACCATTCAGGTACGTCATCAATCGTCTTGTACTTTACCATGTTTTCTTCCTCCTCTTCGTTCGGGTGTTCCGGCGTCAGCATGGCCAGAAATGCCGTCCACTGCGCCGGGTCATCCGCCCACGGCATGGGGCAGCGCTTGCCCGTCACGTCGTAGTGCCGCAGCACGTGCTCCGTGTCGATGCCATAGCGCTGCATGATGTCTTTTGCCAAGGCCGCGGCGTTTGCCACGGTCTCCGGCAGGATGTAGTAGCTGCCGTCGGCGCGCTTGCGGCTGCACATCTCAATGCCGATGCTGTTGGCATTGCGACACTCGGGATGCCAGTAGCGCCGCCCGGCTTCTGCGCCGCAGTGCCACGCCGTGTCGCCCTCGCGCACGGACTGTATCGCACCATACTCGTCGCAAAAATAGTGCGCGCTGGCCTGCAGGCCGCCCACGCGGTGGTAGTAATCGCAGTTGTTGCGCGCGGTGTCACCGTTGTTTGCCGTGTAGTGCAGCACAATGTACCGCACCGGCTGCGTGCGCCCGGCGCGGTAATTGTCCGTGTTGCAAGCAATAAATTCCATATTCCGTCGCCTCCTTTTACGTGATCGGTTCATTGATGGTAGCGATAACTGCCGACGCATCCGTGCAGATCAGACTCAACCGGAGGTAATGCTCAGAGGGGCCTGTTATAGTGACGATATCTCCGACGGTAGTAAATTTGAGAGTATTCCAACCATATCCGTTGTATATATATCCCGCGACTTTAAACGTTGCCGTTTCGCTGTAACTCACGGCTATGCTTTTCCCGTCTTGTGAAGCGGGTATGCTCGCGCCCTTGATACGTAGAATATCTCCATAATGCAGGTGAATAAGACTCGGCGCGTCCATATTTGCGCCGATTGTTGCCCAGCCTGTCTGTGCTTTGTTCGCGCCGCTCCCTGCGCTTAGTCGTGTATCGGCAGAGATTCCAACGGTGTCGATGATGTTTGTGACGACCGCCGCGCAGGTAATCACGATGCTGCCCGTTACCTTGGCAATAGTAATTACGCTGCCAGATACAGCCGACGCGGAAACGTCCGTTCCACCCATCATGACAGTGATTGCGCCGAGCTTCTTGTATGTTCCCGTCGGGGAGAGCGTCGTGGTGTAGGCCGCGCCTTTGGCGATGGTATCTGCCGTGTTGGACGACGCGCAGTTGGTGAGATTGCGCGTAATGGTGTAATTCACAGACGGTACAGAGGCCGCCGCAGTGATCGTGACCGTTCCCGTCACCTTGGAGATGCTGATTGCACCGCTGCCAGCCGAGTAAGCCGTGGCTGTGATATCCACGCCTCCCATTTTGACCACTACCGACGTGATCGTCTTTCCGCTTTCCGCCGCGATGGTCGCGGTGTACGCCTCGCCGTAATCCACCTGAGACGCGGCGTTGCTGATCGTGCAGCCTGTGAGATTTTTGGTGATCGTCTGATACCAGTGCAGCGTCTCGGGCGTCCCGTTGGTCATAGCCGCGCGGTAAGCGTTGATATCGGCCATTGACATTCCGCACGTTCCCACGGCAAAATGCATGCACTTATCGCGGAACGTATCGCCGGAAACGGCGTTGATCGCATTGATAAGCCTCTTCCAGTCTGATTCATTCCGTCGACGGGCAAGTGCGTCTGTCCCGGAGCCGGAATAAAAGGTAGTCAGTTCATAATCCTTGTCGATGTCGGACTGGCTCATGCCGAGCAAGCCCTCCAGCACACACGCGAGAGTGCCGGTACGATCTGCACCTGCGGTGCAGTGGAAATACACCGGCTCCCGATGCGTCACGGCGTCGATCACGCAGCGAAGATAGAGCTGCCACGTTTCAACCGGCGTCAGCGCGTAGGACGCTGCCTTGTCGGCAATCGTAAACCACACATCGCCGCCAAGCGGAGATTCCGTTGCAACGTCACCGTCGGACGGGTCGCGCCCCTCTTTGCCTCTAAGGTCAATTTCATGCTGCACGCCAAGCTGGCCGACCAGTACCGCCCGATCTGCGGCAGAGATACGCCCGCCCCGAATCAGTAGGCCGTATTTTACCGTGCCGCCGTCGCAGGCCCATCCGCCAAGGTCGCGCACGTTCCACGCTTCTGCAGAGTTTTCTCGCGTGCGAATCCACCGCAGTGCATCCAGCGGTTTGAGCGTGCCCGCTTTCCCGCCGGAGGCAAACGGCGTGAGCACATTCGGTATTTCGTTGTAGTGCGTCACCCCACCAGCCGTCTGCCCAATGGGCTTGTAATTGCTCACAACATCTGTTGCAGGCGCATAGTTGGCAATCTGTGACGTGCTGTAATCGCTCGGGTCATAGGTCACGTTGGCCAGATAATTGCGCACCGCCTCTGGGCACTGATGCCACGCGACCTCCTCCGCGCCAGTGATGCTGCGCACCGCATCGCCCATCTGCGCGATCTTGTACGTCTCCGCGCCGCCGGTCTTTTCGCGGATGGCAGCTGCAATGTCCTGTACGGCGGTTTCTTCGTAGAGCTTTTTCATCTCAGTAGCTCACCTCCGTGCCATCAGGCAGGGCGGCTATGACGCTGTTGACAATCTCCTGCTTATCAGCTGCCGTCCAATAGTCCGTGCCTCTGACAGGGGTCTTGCCGTCCTTGCCGGGCACGCCAGCAGGGCCGGTTGCACCAGCCGCCCCCGGTTTGCCATCCGCGCCATCCTCGACCGTGGCAATGGCTGCGCCGTCCACGTTGATTGTCGTTGTCTTGCCGGACTTAGTGGCCGTTACCACCGGGCTGTGGCCGTCCTTGCCGGGCGCGCCGTCCGCGCCCTTGAGCTCGGCCATGGCGATGAGGTTTGCCCACGTGCTGCCGCCGTCCGCGCTGTACTGGATGTAGCCGTCCGCCACGCGCAAGCCCATGCTACCAGCGCCGCCACCTGTCCGCGCCGCCTCGTTGATCGCCGCCACCAGCGTGTCCTTTGCCTCCGTCGTCAGGCCGGCAAGGTCGCCGATCTGACGCTGGATCGTCCGCAACGTCATCTGGTCTGTCGGGGTGTATACATATCCGGAGGGCTTCGCGCGCTTGTGCACGATAAAGTCCTGCTGCACCACCGTGTACGCGCCGGTGTCGTCGGTGATGTAGGCGTAGGCCGTCAGCGGGTGCCAGTCCTGCAGCAGCTCGGCCGGGATGATGGCTGTGCCGTCGTCCTCAACATCCACGTCCACGCTGCAGCCGAAGCATCGATTTTGATAGTGTATTTGCTTTACGCCGTCGCCGTCGGTGATCTTGGCCCGCCGCCCGGTGTCCCACTGCCACAGCGCCCCGCGCCCGTCTGCGAGTGTGATTGTCATGTATTATCGCCCCTTTTTATTTGTATTTGCCCACCACGTAGTAGGCGATGCGTGGCGTGGATAGCGTGGCGCCTGATGCACGCACGCACTGGTATGCCGGCGCGTGTGTCAGCGACGTGCCCGTGTCGTTTTCGGTGTTGGTTGCACACCAAAAGTTTGCGCCATCGGCAATCGGCGTTGCTGTGACGACTGGCTGATCCACAAACGCAAAGGGATACTGCCGGGCAGACTTGTTGATTGCCATCCCCATCCACGACGCAGTATACAGGTCACCCCAGGTCTGCGCCGTCATCTCCAGCGTGTCGGTGCCAAATACCGCCCACATCTCGGCGATACCGGATGCCCACTTGCGCCACGTCCACACACCGGTCGTGCCCTGCGCGGCGATATAGTCTGCCCCAGCCGCGCCGCCCGAACCGCTGCCGGATGCGCCGCCGTCGGACGTGTTGTAGCTGCTGCCGGATTCGACGCTATTCCCGACCGATGTTTTGCCGGAAAAAACGAATGTGTACTCCGTGATGATTGACGGGTATTCCCGGCCGTTGATGTCCTTGACGATGACCTTGTCGAAAATGTCAAGGCGCGGATCAGACGGAAGATCACCAGAAAATTTATATACCGGCTTTTCTTTCAGCTGCACGTACAGCGACGCAGCAGCAGCTTCGGCGGCAACGGTGATCGACCCTGCCGGCCCTTCAATTCCCAGCCACAGGTTGTCGTCGTTCAGTTCAACGACGTAGCCTCCGGCACCAAAAAAATACGTGTGCTCCTGCCCGTCACTGGCGAACGTCTTTTTCACTCGCACGCCTGTAACTTCTACCGGCGTTTTCGCCACTTCTACCGGATTGATCCACTGCGCCAGCGTAACGTCCGCTGCCGACGGCACAAGCCGTGCAAACAGCGTATTTCCTGATACAACAGCGTTGCCGCCGCAGGCCAGCACGATTGCTTCGATCACTTGCCGGATGGTGTGCTTCGCATCCACGGTCGCCAGCGCGTTATACTGCAAATCCAGCGGGCCAGCCGTCAGACCAAGCTGCTGCGCCGCCAGTTGCCACAGTTCCGGATAGCTGTGTTCGCCCTGCATCGCCGCCGGGCACGGCACGTCTGCCGCCTTCATGGCGTCGTAACAGGTCAGCGTGGTAACTTCGTGCACGGTTTCCACTTCGTAGACCTTGAAGCTGCCCATGTCCACCATGCGCTCAACGCCGTCAATAGTGATCGCCGCTTTCAGGTGCGCCGTAGCCCCTTCGTACACTGACCAGTAATCGGCGTTTGACCACCCAATGTCGTACATTTCGATCGTCGCGCATTTGCACACCGAAAGTCCGACCGGGTAACTGCCGGATGATGTCTGCGCCGTAATCTTCGTACCACCAGGGCGAAAAAACTGCCGACCTTCCTGCAGATAGCTGCCGGCCTTGATTGTCACGGTTTCGTCGCCCCAGACAAATGTGACATCATGATCCCACGTAAAAGATACATCGACCACGAAGTTCGTCTGCGACGGGTAGACGCTTGTGATCTGACTTTCAACTGTTCGCATATCCTGTCACCCCCATCACGTCAGCGGGTTGACGCCGACCATGTTAAATTCCAGGGACGTAAACAGTTCCTTGTTTTCGTTCAGCCGGCCAATGTCAAGCTGCCCTTTGCCGACGTAAAACCACGACGTACACCACGCGCCATAGTAGGCGGAAAAGTAGTGCAACTGGAATTGCTGGCCTTTGGCGATGATCTTCAGGATCTGCGACAGCATGGTTTTGCTGATTGACGCCCGGCTATACCCCAGTGCTTCCACCGTGAATAGCGGGCTGACAACAGCCACGCCCGTCTGGACGCGGCCGCTGTCTTCCGTGTAGGTCGTTTCAAAGTCATACGACAGCGCGCCGGAATCCGGCTGTGGGAGTACCAGCCAGTTATCCGACGCGCTTTTGCGAATTTTAATGTATTCTTGTGCCATGTGTTACACCGCTACAAGCGGGTTTTTACCCGTTTGCCCTTTCCGCAGTTTTGCTTCGGTAATGACTTCGTCAAACAGCGTCCGGCGATCCAGCCGCGCAATGAATTCGTATCGGCTGCCAGCGCTGCCAGCTTCTTCGCGCACGATCTGGCGCAGCAGGGATTCCGGCGCTTCCAGGTTGTTGCCGTTGCGCTGGTCGCCCAGCACGGCAAGGAACTGCCGGTTCGCCGGGATGACCGCGCCGCGCGCCAGCATCGGGATCTGCGGCACTGGCAGCGGATTCACGCCCCACATATTCTGGAACGGGGAAATGCCAAGGAAACTGGCGTTTCGGATCGCATTCAGCATGGAGTTGATCTTATTGAACGGCACGGCGATGATTGTGTTCATGCCGCGAATGATGGCGTTGACGACCGCGCGGAAGGTATTTTCGATGCCTTCCTTGATGCCTGACCAGATACGGCCGCCGGTCGAAAACACGTCCTTGACCTTCTGCCATGCATCGCGGAATTTGCCCTGAAACCATTCCGGCACGGATTTGAAGGCGCTTTTGATGCCCTCCCAGGCGGATGAAGCACCGGAGGCGACCTTTTCCCACAGGGATTTGAAGCCGTCCTGCAGGCCGCCAATCGGATTCATTAAATCCAACAAACCGAGGCCTACTTTTTTGATGCCTTCCCACACGTTGCCGTCTAGTATGTCGGCGATACCTTCCAGCACCAAACCGACGCTGCTAAGAATCCACGCGATTCGCTGCATTGCCACATACAAGACGGTTTTCACGACGAACTGCACGACCGGCGAATCCCAGATACGCTTCAGGGATTCGATGATCGAACGCAGTGCTTCGCCGATTTTCGTCAACCCCGCCTGGACGTTGTCCGGCAGCTTGACCTGGCTGACGCCGCTAAAATCAGGCGCGGCAGACCCGCCGCCACCGCTTCCGCCGCCGGAACTGTCGTTTGATTCCCAGCGGTTCATTTCGTCCAGCCCGGAAAGCTGCCGCTTCGCTTTTTCCGCCGCGTCACCGGCTGCGGATGTGGCGTTTGCCTGCTGGTACAGCGCTTTGGCGTTGGCCTGTGCCTGCGATGCCGTCTGACCGAAGATTGCGCCAAATACAGACGAAATAACGGCCGTAAGCTTCGCCAGCCATGACAGCAGCGTCCGAATGGCGGGAAGAACAAAACTATAAATCGGCGCGAAGGCCGTCAGTAGATTGCCCCTGATCTGCGCAAGGGACGCAGACATTTGCTTGTCTGCGTTGATGGTGTTCAGCAGCACAGACCGCATGGCGCGCAGCGCCTTCGCGATCAGCGTAAAGATAAACACTTTCTTCGCGATGGTGGCAATGCGCTTTGCGAATTTGCCCATTTGTTCGGACACTTTCGACGTCGATGCAGCCGCTGACTGCTGCTTCTGCATGTAGGCACCTATAGCGTCGTTTGCCTTGGCCTGGTCCGCCTGCAATCCCTGCAACTGCAGTTGCGCGTCTTTCATCTGCTGCGTCGTTTTCTGGATTGCATCGCCGGTTTCCTGCGTCACAGTCCCGGTGCTTCTGGTTTTCTTTTCGTTTTCGGCAACAGCCTGCAGTTCTTCCAGCTGCTGCCGCAGCATGGCTAC